GGATAGACCTGAGTGGTTACCTGAGAAATTCGCATCTGCTGAAGCTATGGCAAAGTCATATATTGAGTTGGAAGCAAAATTGGGATCAAACGAAGATCAACAAGAACAAGAACAAAGCGATGAACAACAAGAGGACGACACTACAGAAGATACGAATACTAATACTGTTATTGCTGAAGCTAGTAAAGAGTTCTTTGAGAATGACGGTGTTATATCTGAAGAGACCTATAAGAATCTTGCTGAGGTTGGGTTACCGAAGGAGTTAGTAGATAGCTACGCTGCTGGTCAACAAGCACTACAACAAAGTGAAGAAGGTAGTATCAAAGCTGTTACTGAAGGTAATTGGGATCAAATGGCTGAGTGGGCTGCTAATAATCTATCTCCTGAAGAAGTAAATACTTTTGATGAAATCGTACAGAACGGTACAGTTGAACAAGCTAAACTTGCTGCCAAAGGATTATACGCACAATTTAAAGCAGAGAACGGAGTAACTCCCAAGCTTGTACAAGGTGCTGTAAATGGTTCATCTACAATGCCTTTCAAATCTAATCAAGAACTTGCTCGTGCAATGTCTGATCCTCGATACAAAAGTGGTGACAAAAGTTATCACGAAGAGATTGACAGACGCATCGCAGTTAGTCACAATTACCTGTAGTTTCATTTGGTAGGTTCATATATATGAAGCCTTGGACTCCATCTTTTTTCTTGCCAGTGTTGGTTCTGGTTCTTTTAGGTGGATGTTCCAAGGCTTCTTTTTATCCGTTAGCAGGAAGTGTGGGAGGAGCAACAGTGGGTGCTTTAGGTGGTCCTGGTCCTGCTGCTGGTGGTGCTGCCCTTGGATGGGGAATAGGAGAGGGTGCTAAATTGATGGAAGAGAATAAAGGATTAGCTAACAAAGTAAAAGCAATCACTGAAGGAGATGTACAAAAACTTGTACAACAACAACTCAATGAAGAGATGGATAATGGATTCTTTGATTCTATGTTAGATGAGATATATGGGTTCTTGAAACTATGTCTTATCGGTGTTATCCTTTGGAATGTAGTACCGTTAATCTACACTCGCTATGTTCACAATAAAGCACAAAACAAATGAATAAACTCATAAAAATTTATAACTCACTCACAAAGAAGGAAAAAGCTATTGTCTTGACTGTTCTGTGTTTAGGTGGAATTATAATACTAAATTTACTTTAAACGACAATTAGTACGACTAATGTCAAGACCCACTGCGGTGGACAATCTCGATCAAAGGTTCTAACGAAAGTCACAACAAATACATACACAATTATAAACTTAAAATAGGAGATCATATATTATGGCAGGAGAAGGTATAACAGACCCCAGTCGTGTAGGTCAGATTAATTCTGTTGGTGGCTCAGATGCTGCTGACAATGCGTTGTTTCTTAAAAAGTTCAGTGGAGAAATTCTACAGACCTTTGAGGAGTCCAATGTTTTCAAACCCTTACACACTATTCGTACAATTGAGAACGGTAAATCCGCTCAGTTCCCAGTAACAGGTATTGCAACAGCTAATTACCACACACCAGGCGAGAACATCGCTGAAGAAGGTGGTTCTAGTAGCACATACCTCAGCGACATTAAGAAAGCTGAACAGACAATAACTATCGATAAGATGCTTGTTGCTTCTACTTTCTTAGCTAACATTGATGATGTAAAGAATCACTACGACATTCGTTCAGTTTACGCTAACGAGTTAGGTAAGGCTCTTGCACTTCGTTTTGACACTGCTATCTCTAAGACATTCATTGCTGCTGCTCGTAGCTCTGCTGTTATCACAGGTGGTAAGACAGGTGGACAACTTGATGTTGCTAACAATGACTTCAGTGCAGGTGATGTTGCTGGTACTCCAGCTGCTGTTACAGGTGCAGAGTTAATTACTGCTTTGTTCACAGCTGCTCAAAAGCTTGACGAGAACGATATTCCTAGTGATGGACGCTTTGCAGTTCTTCGTCCTAGTGAATACTACAAACTTATTACAGGAGGTAGTGGTGCAGTTGCTATCAATACTTCTGCTGCTAATAAAGATGTAGGAGGTTCAGGATCACTTGCTTCTGGTAGCATTGCACAAGTAGCTGGTATTCAAATCTATAAGTCAACTCACATTCCATCAACTGACTTGTCAGCTGTTTCTACTGGAGACGGTGCTTCAAGCAATGATATTTTCGGTGCAAGTGGAGTAGGATACAACGGTGACTTCCGCAATAGCTTGGGTATCGTAGGACACTCAGCTGCTGTTGGAACAGTTAAGTTGCTTGATCTTGCTACTGAGTCTGAATATCAGATTGAGCGTCAAGGTACATTGTTCGTTGCTAAGTATGCTATGGGACACGGAATCCTCCGTCCTGAGTGTGCTATCGAACTTGTTTCCTAACTTAGGATTCTCTCTTCGGTGTTGGGGAGGTTTGGATTCGTTCCACTCCCCTTCACTGATATTTTTATTTATTAAGCTATGGCACTGACAACGAAACTAGAAGCGGTAAACATAATGATCTCTGTAATAGGAGAGTCACCTGTTAATACTTTAAGTGGAACAAGCGTTCCTGTAACCGTTACACAAGCAGTCCATGCGTTAGACGAAACTAGTAAAGCTATCCAATCAGAAGGATGGCATTTTAATACAGAGTATGATTATCCGTTAGTACCAGATGCTAGTACTAGTAAGATTACTCTTCCCCTTAACACTTTAAAGGTAGACTTAGACCCTGAGATATACACGGACTCTGATCCTGTGCAACGAGGTACTAAGCTATACGACAGGAAGAACCACAGAGATACTTGGACCAAGGACTTGAAAGCTATCATTACTTTTGAGTTAGACTTTGAAGAACTACCTGAACAATTTAGACATTACATAGCTGTTAAATCAGCTAGAATCTTTGCAGCTAGGTTCTTAGGCAGTCGTGAGATAGAAGGATTTGCTTTGAGAGATGAGATAGAAGCAAAAGCTAGAGCTATTGAGAGCGACTCTGAGAATGCAGACAGAACTATATTTGATAACTACAGCGTACTAAGAGTACTTGACAGGTAAAGATGCCACTGCTTAACACCAGTATTCCTAACCTTGCCCAAGGTGTATCACAACAACCTGACAATTTAAGATACCCTGGACAGTGTGATGAGCAGATAAACGCTTGGTCAACTGTAGTAGAGGGACTTGTTAAAAGACCTAACAGTAGGTTCTTATATGACACAGGACTAGGTGCTGACATAAGTACTAATTTATTCAGTCATTATGTGGACAGGGACGATGAGAACCAATACCTGATTACCTATGACTCTACTAATAAGTTAAAAGCATTTGATCTTACTGCTGTAAGTATAGGTGCTGCAACTCTTTCTATTACTGTAGAGGACGCTGCTGCTAGTTTGTATCTTACAGGTGCTACTAATCCTGTCAAAGACCTCAGAGCGTTAACCATTGCAGACTCTACCTTTCTTGTTAATAAAAAGAAGACTGTAGCTAAGAAAACAGATGCCGATTTAAAAACTAGAGATTTAGATAAAGATGCTTTGATATTTGTTAAGTTAGGAGATTACGATAAAGCTTACAGTATTTACTTAGACGGTCAGTTAGTTCCTCTTGCTAGTAGTTTAAACGCTGAACATGATTACACTTCAGGGTCTCACGGTGGTCCTTATAGTCCAGCCACATACATAAGCGGAGCAGCTTCACATAGTAATGGTAAGTACGCAGATACTGAATACATAGCTAAAGATTTACTATCTTGTATAGATGAGCTTACAGCAAGTGGAGGCACTTTAGATGCTTTGAGTTTAACAGGAGGTTCAGGATTTCCTGATACATTTAGTAGCTACAGGAGGGGCAGGGATTACACTTTTAGTGTATCTCAATATAACAGTAGCGGTGCTGTAATAGGAAGCGGTGCTGGAGGTGTGTTAACGATAAGTGGAAATCAAGTTACTTCTTCTACGATAACTCATAAAGGTTCAGGGTTTAGTAGTACTTTATCTACATCTTATAGAGACCCTAACGCAGTGGATAAAAGTGGTTTCAGGTTAATAATAAAAGCTACAACTAGAGACACCACGACAACTACCAATATCAGATCAATAGACAGACGACCTAAAACTACTTATAAAACTACAAGTTATGATAGCGATGGTGGAACAGGTACTTTCCCTACTCTATCAGGTGTAACTATTTCTAGTTCTGCTAAGTTCACTACAGATAGACAAGGGAGTGTTATAAAGATTTCAGCTGATACAGATTTTAGAGTTAGAGTTACTGATGGATTAGCTGACCAAGCGTTAGGTGTTATTTACAAAGAAGTAGACAGCATCACTGATCTTCCTAAATCTTGTTACAATTTATTTAGAGTTAAGATTATTGGAGACGCAGATTTAGACCAAGATGATTACTATGTACAATTTAAGACCAAGGACAACGAAGAGTTTGGAGAAGGAAGTTGGATAGAAACATCAGGATGGCAAAATGATAGTACAGACAAAGGACTTTCTACTGGTATAGATTCTTTCTTAGATGAAGACACAATGCCTGTTAGGTTAGTACCTACTCCGTCCACAGGTAAGATTACAGGGTTTACTTTAAAAACTGTTGAGTGGGAAGGTAGGAATGCAGGGGATGATTTTAGTAATCCATTTCCTTCTTTTACTAACAACACGATCAATGACATCTTCTTCTTTAAGAATAGACTAGGATTCTTGGTTAACGATGGAGTTATAATGTCTGAAGCAGATGAATACTTTAATTTCTTCAGGACTACCACACAATCTCTGTTAGACTCTGCTCCAATAGATGTAGGTGTATCACACACTAAGATTAGTATTCTTAAACACGCACAAGCTTTCCAAGAGAAGTTAATGTTGTTCTCTCCTAAGACTCAGTTTGTACTTAGAGGTGGAGATTTGTTAACACCTAAGACTGTTACTATATCACCTGTGACTGAGTTTGATGTATCAGATACTATTCGTCCGTTAGCACTTAGTAGTTATATATACTTTAACTTTAAAAGAAATAACTTTGAAGGACTACTTGAGTACACAGTAGATAATAACACTGAGACATACAGAGCAGCTGAGATAACAGAACAGATAAACAAATACATACCTACTAACATAGTCAGGATGGAAGGTAGTGCAGCTGAGAATATGGTGGTTGTACAATCAGATAGTGACTATAAGAAGCTGTATGTATATAAGTACTTTTGGCAAGGGAACGAGAAGATACAGAGTTCCTGGATGACTTTCTCCTTTGCTAGGAATGTTAGAAGCTTTTTCTTTATTGAAGCTACGCTTTATGTCATAACCACCGATTCAGTAGGTACTTATGTAGAGAAGATACCAATGGAGAATGGACTTGTTGAGAGTGACAGGGGCTATGCTTTATTGTTAGACAGCAGGATTGCGAGTTCAAATGCTACCTATGTCAGTTCTGTTGCTTACACTAGGAGTGGTGGATCAGGGTTAATATTTAACGGTGATCCTAAATTTGATGTTACTAAGATAGTATCCACTGGAGGATTTGTATTCAGAGATGGTATGGCGGTGTACACAAAGAATGGTAACAGAAGAGCTTTGACTATTAGTAACTCTGTTAATACAGAAGCTATAGTTGATGGTAGGTTAGTAGCTTATGTTAATTATAGTGGTACACTGTATAAATGTATCAAAGGACATACTTCATCTGACGCTATCCTACCTACTAACGGTACTTATTGGGCTGCTACATCTGATGTTGTCAGTGCTGCTGATTGGTCTAATAAGAGCTATGAGTACCTCAGTGATAAGGACTTCTTCATAGGATTTGAATATGATATGTTATACAGGTTCTCTAAGCAGAACTTAAAACAACCTACAGAGAGAGGTGGACGGTCAGCATCTGATTACACATTCCAAACTATTCGTAACGGTAGTATTGAATATGCAGACACAGGACACTTCACTGTAGAAGTAACACCTAAATTTAGAGATAAATACACTTACACTTACAACCCAAGTTTGTTAGCCTCTGTCAGTACACTTAGTAAATTCACACCTGAGACTGGATTCTTTAAGTTTGCTGTACAAGCTCAACCTAATGATGCCACTATCGAAATTAAATCTTCTAGTGCTTTACCAGTGAAACTGTTAGCAGCAGAGTTTGAATCAACAATTATATCAAGGAGTAGAAGATATGGAGGTTAGGATTGAACCTAGTATGGCAGACCTCGATGCTCCTATGTTATATGAGGACTTACGAGAAGAGGATATGATGGAGTGTATTGGATTGATGCACCACCCTAGAGATGCTGTGTACGGTTCATTTGAATCAAGCAGTAAATGCTACACCGTCAAGACAGATCAAGACGGTCTATTAGCTTGCTTTGGAGTTAGTCCGAGAGGGAATGTAGGTATAGCTTGGTTGTTAGGTACTAGGAAATTTTATACGATAAAGAAGAAATTTGTTAAAGAATCACAAGAGTGGATAGATGACTTGATGGATGGATTTGACTACTTAACAAACTATGTCATGGAAGCTAATACACTTAGTGTCAGGTGGTTAACTTGGTTAGGTGCTACTTTTGAAGATTGCAATTATCCTGGTTATAAGTCATTTAAGATAGAGAGGAAGTAATATGTGTGACCCAATATCAATAGCAGTAGGATCAGCTTTAGGTGCAACAGGAAGTGCGACAGCTGTAGGAATGGTTGGAGCTAGTACTTTACTAGGAGCAGGGTCTTCTATTGCAGGATTTGCAGGACAAAGACAACAAGCTAAACAACAAGCAGCCTATCAAGCACAGTCTATTGCAGCAGCTCAAAGGAAAGCAGGTTTTCAGCGTACTTCCGAAATACTAGAAGCTCAACAGAAACGGTTAGCTTTAGCTCAAGAGACAGGTAAAATAACTAAAGCAGCTAGAGAAAAACTTGCTAGTGCTACTGTATCAGCAGGTGAAGCAGGTGTGTCAGGTCTTTCAGTGCAAGCTTTAATGGATGACTATGTTAGACAACAAGCAGGGTTACAAGCAGCTGTTACTACTCAAGAGAAACTTTATGGTCTACAGACAGGTATGAACCTACAACAATTAGGATTAGCTTCTGAACAGGAGATTCTAGGACTTAGTCAACCTATTGAGAGACCTAGTTTATTAACAGCAGGTTTAGGTGCTATAAGCGGTGGACTTAGTGGATACGCTACAGGTTCAAACATAGCGAGTAGGATGGGAACGGATAGACCTAGGAGAATAAGCATCGGAGGGGGTAAAACTTCTAGGTATATGAGAAAGACGGATCAATATAGTATTTAATCATGGCAGAACGAGTACAAGTACAAGGATTAGGTGAAGCACCTACAGTTCAACCTGTTGATCTTCCTGGCTATCAATACGGCATAAATCAGCGTAGAGCGAGTACTAATAAAGCTTTACAACTTGCTGATAGCTTAAAGCAGTTTGGTTACATAACTAAGCAGTACGGTCAGCTACAA